AATTTCTCTTTCAAGTGCTGCCATTTGTTGGGCTCTCTTCTGGTCAGCCACTTGACCTTCATCTGCTTCTTTGATACCAATCAAATCTTTAAGTTTGTCTAACATTAACTCATCCTCCAAAATTCAAGAGCTTCTGTCTTATGTCTTTGAAGATGCGCCATCGCAGAAGTCCAGTCGCCAAACTCCAAGCCGGGTTTGAATGCGTCTGGTGTTTGAAGCAGCAATTGATCCACAACTTGCTTTTTAAAGTGTTGAAGTTCTGTTTCACACTTGTCTTCAAACAACTTTAAAGTCTTATCGTCTTGCTCGCTTTCTTTTAAATATTTCTTCATTATCTCTTGGGACATAAGGTAATTTTCAACTGCCCTAACAGCCATCAATAAATAGATGATACGACTTGATTTTATCAATTTTAATGATATGCGAGTTGTGTTCAAAAAGTAAAACGTCTTGCAGGTTACATAACCAAAAATAAAAACAAGTGCGTGTAGCCACCAAATATCCATAAGTCCCCTAAAAAATAACCACCGGTTTCCCAGTGGTTAATTTAATGGTTTGTAAAGAGAATGTCAAGAACTATTTTGCAAGACGCTTCATGATTCTCTCTGCGAGATCATCGACCATCTTGTCTTTGTTGTCTTGTGCTTGAAGTCTAGCAGCGACACGACGAGCAACCTCGTTAACGAGATCTTCTTGCTCCATCATGGGCTCCTCTTCCTCTTCGGCACCCATCTCCATGTCCATCTCTGGTGCTGGAAGCTCGGCTTCTTCCTCTTCCTCGGCACCCATGTCCATTTCTTCTCCATCCATCTCGGTAGAGACTGGCTCACCTGTAATGTCCTCTAATGCGGACTCAAGTGCGCTCATGAAGTCTTCGATAGAAACCATCTTTGAGTCGGCTCCCATGTCCATAGCAGGCTCGTCGCCCATATCCATGTCCATGTCCATCTCGGCGTCCATCTCAGGAGCCTCTTCTTCTTCGGCACCCATATCGAGTTCCATTCCGGCTTCTTCTTCCTCGCCTTCCTCTTCATCACGAGCACCGGGCATTTGTCCATACATTTCTGCAATTCTTTCATCACCGATGGGACGCAACTCAGCCAGTTTCATAAAGCTGCGGATCTCTGATTCGGTTAACAGGGGTTTTTGAGCCATCTTTTCTATTCTCCTTGAAAATGAGTCAATAATAAATAGTTTGTTATTTTGCAAAGTCTATGAATTTTACTCATAGTCTGTTCTGCGTTTCAGCTTAATTAGTGCGCTTTCTTCAATTTGCTTCACTCTTGCAAATGAAATTCCCAAACGCTCTCCAACTTGCCTTAAAGTCATTGGTCCGTTCTGATAGATAGATATCAGTGAACAGTTCATTTCGTCTTCGTAGTCTATCCACATTCTGCAATCATCATTTGGACAACTTTCATTTAATTCCAAGCACACTCGCGAGCACGCCTTTAACCCATCGCTATTCATAGATCGGGATGCTCCTCTGCTATTAAGTCAAACAAGTCTTCAAGTTGGTCTTCTGAAAACCCAGCATCTTCCATTGTTTCTTTTCCTTTTTGTATCAACTTCTTTGACTTTGTTCGCTTCTTAACAGACTGGGTTTTTAGATCATCAACAAAACTTAATATTCTTTCATCTTGTTTTAAGTATCCAGTTATCATTGCTCTCAGAAAGTCTGACTGTTTTATATCGTCGTGCTTTAACCTTATGATAAGTTGTGCGTGGCGATGGTCAGTCTCTGTGAATACAACTTTCTTTGTAAGTTTGCCGTATTCTATTTCTCCGATGTCTTCTACCACGAGCGGCTCCTGATGTGAGTTCCGCTCTCGGATAAGCCAGAGTTTGTTTGGCGCATAAACTCTGCTACCGCAGCAAACTCGGAAATAGAGCGAGCACCACTGTAAGATAGTCCTGACCTGATGCCGTTCTTTAAGTCCTCGAAGATCTTTGATACAGATCCACGATAAGGAACTCTTGCGCTAACACCTTCGTTTGATGAGTATTCTCCACGCCAGCCGATCTGTGCTTCCTTCGACGCCATACCACGATACATTTTCCAGCGAGTGCCGTCTGACTCTTCAAGCACCTTTCCGGGGGTTTCATCTGTTCCAGACAATAAAGAGCCTACCATCACAGCGTCAGCACCTGCGGCGAATGCCTTTACAATGTCGCCAGAGTTTCTGATGCCGCCATCAGCAATGATCTTCACGTCTCTGTCTGTTTTGGCGCATTCAAGGATCGTATGCAGTCCCGGCACTCCGTGTCCAGTCTGAACACGAGTAGAGCAGATAGACCCACCTCCGATATTACATCGCACCGAGTCAGCGCCCCAGTCAGCCAAGTCATTGATGCCTTCCAAAGTTGCGACGTTCCCAGCCATAATGTGAAGATCCTGACCGAACTCTTGCCTCAACTTTTGCAGTGCTTCTTTCATCATAATGTGGTGCCCGTGAGCAACATCCACACAAAGATATGTAGCACCTGCGGACAGTGCCTTCACTGCTCTGTCCATAAAATCGCCAGTCACTCCTATCGCAGCGCCAACAACAATTTGTTGCTTATCTCTTGCCCACGACAGATCTCGCGCCATAGACACATAGCGTGCTTCGACCTCTGGTGAGTTATACCGATGAACAACTGCTGTTCCGCCGTGGGTTCCAATTGCGGAAGCCATTGCTGCTTCTGAAACAGTATCCATTGGAGATGCTATCACAGGAAAGTCAAGCCTAACTGCCTTTCCTAGATCGGTAGAGATCGAAACCTCTGACCTGCTGCGAATGTCCGAGTAACGCGGTCTTAAAAGCACGTCATCATACGACAAGTATTCATTCATTATCTTTCTCTCTCTATAAAGTCTCTGATGTACTTGGAAGTGTACCACGTCTTTTCTTGTGGCTCTGGCGGGTCATCAAGTACTCTAACCCTTGGCTTGTGATCTGATGCGAAAGTCTTGATCACTGATATTGTCGGAACTCCGTTGAACTTCAACTTCTTTTCTATTATTTGATTGTCGTCAATGTTGAATGCGAAAAAATGCAGATCAGAATACTTCTCGTCATTTGAAATATCAACATAATAGTCTTGTAGTGCGTGACACAAGTGACAGTTATTCGAGTAAAACTTAACTATACACGTTGAGTCTTCCTTTACTTGTCCCGCTAATATCTTGTTTAGTGCGTCTACCGACAGTCTATCCACGCTCATTTTCTATTGCCTCCTTTGCTTTGGCGATGCAGTGAGGACAAAACAGCCTCACTACTTCTTGGCGCACGACAACATTCCATTCATTAACCATCTCTTTGTTTTTCTTATCAAATGGCTCTGCACACGCACTACATTGTTCTGGTAGTTTGCTGAACAAAGCCACTTGTTGGCTCATCTTTTCTGCGCTGTCGCTGCCTGTCTGCTTACTCAGACTTCTTCTTAGTTTTCGGTTCACTCTTCTTTCCTCTGACGCTCTTTCTGTACGTCGGTGATCTCTTTTCTAGCTCTTCGCCACGGAGCGGTGTGGGCTCTGGCTCTGGTTCTTGCTCTTCTTGCGGTGCCTCTTGTGGTTGTGCTGTGGCTGGTGCTGCTTGTTGTACAGGTGGTGCCGGTTGTGGCTTGAGCGCAGGAGCATACTGCTGTAGCGTCAGCATTGCGCCTTCGTATTCAACGAGAGCGAGAGCGTGGCGACAAATTGTATCCACCGTGTTTTCATCAGCAGGGCTCTGGTATGCCTGCTTAAGAAGTCCGTATTGCTCAAGAGCCTTTGATTTAAGCCTTGTGATGGCTGCATTTAAAATTTCTTCGGTCATTGTTATTCTCCTTATCGATTAATAGTTTCTACACGCCAAAGTTCTTCCCCTCCGTCAAAAACCACAACAGCCGAGGGGAATGGTGCGCTGTTGCTGCTATCTCCAAACTTAAGTCGTCCCTTTACAAAATGAATCTCTGATGCCTTCATAACGTGGTCATGCCAATACTTTGTGTCTGTTCGTGCTGGGATAAGCATTACCACCTTTGTGTTCTCTTTTCGAGCAGATAGGCGACCTTTCTCGATCCACCTATCGATACCTCGACCATAAGGAGGGTTTACGAACACTGTGTGCCCTGTCCAGTCCTTTGATAGTCCGTCTTCCGCTTCTGTGTAGAAGTTGGCACACTTAGTATTAAATGGAGTTGCGCAAGGATCTAAGTCAAACGGACCAAAACGCCAGTCTAACTTATCAAAGAAGTCCTGTGGTGTTGCCCAGTTTCCTGTTTTGGAACTGAACATGACTTTTTGTGTTGTTTCATCCATCTGTACTCCCGAGGGCTCCGTCACCCCTATTGCTGATTGTCATTGGGTGTGCATATAGTTCAGACTCTTCTGTTAGCGTTGGACGAAAGTGAACCACTGGGGTTAGCACTAATTGTGCGATCTTATCGCCCGGTGAAATACATTGAAGCCTGCTGCCCACGTTGTGAAGATTGATGAACACCTCTCCGTCATAGCCAGAATCAATCACGCATGCACCAACAAGAAGCGATTTCTTTGCCGCCACACTGCTTCGATTTTTGACTTCCAGCATGTATCCATGTGGCACTCCGAACTTCAATCCCGTTTCAAGAATCTTGCTGTCACCGGGATGCAAAGCAACCGTAGTTGGATCCTCTGGACTATAAAACACATCAAGTCCAGCATCCGATGGGTTAGCACGGTCTGGTTCGTGCGCAGTCGAACGAACTTTAGCATATTCAATGATCATTGGTCACCACTTCCATCAAACAACTTAAAGTTATCGTACACCTCTTCGATGTCGAACTTACCCTTGAACAAACGGTATGCCTTCACCGCTGCTCGAATTTCCTCTGTCGTGAGGTATCCGTTGCTTCGGAACTCCGTGCGCAACTCGCGTCGTTGTTCCTTGTAAGGCTCCATTGCCTCTTCAATCGCATTAAGGCTGCGAATATACTCCTTAACATATTGCTTCTTTTGGTCAGACATTGACCCTCCTTTTAGTAACATATAAAGTATAACTGGTAGCTTCTTACTCGTCAACAGTTTTTTGTATGTTTATTCCGAAAAGTTGTCTCATAAACCTTGCGACCAGATCGTCTTTTTCTTCTTCTGTTTCGCATTCTGAGAAAAGATAATTATAAGTTTGCTTTGCTGCGTGTACTGAGTTTTCCAAGGTTACTATTTGTGCTTTCATCCATCTTATTTGCTGTTTGTAGTTTCTAGGTGTCGTAACATTCAACTCATTCGCTATTTCAAGCAAAACGTGGTATTGTTTCTTGTCGAGGGCTTGTTTAGCAGAGTTAAACTTCTCAACTTTGTCTCTTCTTTCTTCGTCTGACTTTATCTTGGACAACTTATCGGGGTGTAGTTCCATCGCCAGTCTCCTGAAGAGTTTATTAAATGACTCGTGCATCTCTTTATCGTCTTGAGTCATTTGATATTCGTTCGGTGACTCTCCCTCGTTGCTCTCGTCGTTTTCGTCGTCTTCTGCTGTCGTATATACAGGAGGCTGAGTATATCGTATCATTTGCTGAATGTCTTGGAGCAACTGAGTTGTTTGCTGCACACCTTGTGGTCGATCATCGATGCCGTACATTCTTCTTATTCTTTCTTCGTTCTGCGCATTGAGTTCCTGTATATCAATTTCTAATTTCTTACAGAACTGATCGTAGTGGTCGTTGAACTCTGCGGAAGACTTTTCAATTATATCTTGCAGATACTCGTTCTCTTCGTGAAGATAAGTTACTTTATTGACCAACCTTTGCCATCTTAATTTTAATGTAGCAGACATTGAAAAACCCTCACTATAAATAGGGCTATATTAAACTACTTAAAGTCAAACTTGACTCTTGCCTCTATTTTAAACTCTGGGACGTGTAAGTGGTTGGCTAAGTTGTGCTTTTTGCACTCGTCGGCATCAAGAAACCAGTCGGCGTGACCTTTTTCGTGGACGATATCTAAGAAATAGTCCTTATGATGTCCACAGTTTTCAGCCATCATCTCAAAGATCTTCTTGTTGAGGCGATCTGCTTCTGCTGTTGATGCTTTCATTTCTTCGATCTTGTCCCAAGCCATAGCACTCACTTCGTGAATCATAATAGTAGCGTCAGGATCCATATATCGCATACCTTCTGCACCGAATGAGAATAATATTGCACCACAAGACATCGCCTTACCTTCGACGATAGTAGCGACAGGAATGCGACTGTGTTTGATGTTTGAGATCATGGACATTAAACTATACACTTGCCCACCATAGCTATCAATAACAACCGGCAATACTGGCTGTCCTGTGGTTTGTGCTTTCGCAACCGCAGCGGAGAATGCTCTCGCTGTTGCTTCGTCAAATTTATTGACTCTTGCGACGATCGGAAGACCATCTATGAATGCCGGCTCTTTGAGAAGTGGGCTAAATGTTTTAAGTACGTTCATGATATTATCCTAATAGTTTGAAGTTCCGCCACATCGCAAACGTAGAAAACCCCCAGTTTTCATCATAATCAAGTTTCGCCATGTAGGGTCGGTTAAGTTGCACTCGATCCTTTTCAGGATTAATGCCCCAGCACCTAATTCTAGTTAGTTCATTGTTGGAGTCAATGACTTCAAGGATCCAATAAAGTTTGCCTTTCTTTGTTTTCTTCTCGTTGACTTTGCGAGGAATAAACCAGCACACTTGCAGATCCGGGTCAAACTCTGAGATAGGTGGAATAAACCGATCTTGAAGGTTTTGGATCGTCTGTGGTGTGATAACCAAGTTGATCGGGAAGACACCTGTGAGGTCGGTCTTGAACTGAATTATCTCTTCCTCGGAGAAGTCGCCCTCTGGTCGATAAAGATCCAAGTTCTCTTGGAACTTCTTCAAGTTCTTTGGTCGATCCACAACACACGTTGACCAGAAGTGTTTACGTCCTGTGAAGCGGTCATCCACGATCTTATCCAAAGCGCG